ATACACGCAGTCGCCACTTGTTTTAAAAGGAGATATTTTTTCGTCGATACTCATCTGTCTATCCGAGTAATCGTAATCTGATTGCGGCACTCGTAGTTGCTGGTTTAAGTCTTCGAAGTATTGTTCGAATATATCAAGCTGTACTTGAGTAGCTGTCTTATTGAACTCGTCAGGGGTTACGTAACCTCTCTGTTCTTTGTTCAGTATAAGTAGGACTGTCTTGTATACTGTGTCTACGTTTATTGCCATTTTTTTTATTTATTATAATATAAAGGCCCGAGTTAACGAGCCCTATATTAGTATTACATGTTATGAGAACTTTTTCTCAATTGATCTGTATATTTCTAAACCTTCATCGGTCTTGAAGAATGCTGCCATAGCAGAGTAAGGATGTTCGTCGAAAGGAACTGTCATTAGTTTTCTTCCGTTAGAACCCCAAGTGAATGTTCGTTGATCTTGAGCTAATTTAATAATCCCAAATTCAACCGCTTTAATAGCGAAGTTTCTCAAAGGAACGTTATCATCAGACGCTAGGTCTAAGAACAACTCTGGTTGACTTCTAGAAAACAATAACAAGTCTCTTCTAAGCTCCTTAGAACTCATCTTATCTACCTTAGATCCGATCTCAACTCTCATTATTGCTTCAGCCATATCAATATCCATTTCCCTTGCTGCTGTCATAGCGTCTACCTGTAAAGATAAAACATCAAGCTCTTCTGCAGCGACTTGCATAGGTTTGAATTCATTATAAATTCTACCTTTTAGCGGGTGATATAGTGATAATAACTTCTGTAAGTTTTGTTTTCGTTTAGGCACGGTTAAAATACCGTCCTTAAATACAATATGACCTAAAGTTGATTCTCCTTTTTGGTCTTCAACAAACACAGACGCTTGATTAGTAGCGTATCTTATCTCTTTTTGCTCACCTGACGCTTCGTCAAAATACAATAGAGAGTGTTTTAGTGTATGTTTTGAAGGTATTGTCATAGTTAAAGGACTCATTCCTCTAGCTAGTATATACGTTCTGTCTTTTATTTCCCACGTTGGTTTTGGTGGCGTAGCAACTCTAATAGGTTCTACGATTGCCTGAGGTGCCACCTCGGTTTTCTTAGCTGTAGCTTGTTTTGCCATAATATGATAAAATTAAATAGTTTGTTAAGGGTAATAGTTACCCCCGTTGATGTAACGAGGGTAAAGATTACATAATAATTATACTCCTTGAAATAATACGAAGTTGTTAGCTGCTTGTACACATAAACATCTTTCAGATAAGAAGTTTACTTCCATTGCATCTAAGTCAGAAGACATTGCTCCACCAGCAGAACCAGTTAACCAAGACTTCATTCTTCTATCATCAGCTTGAGAAGCTCTATATCTAACGTGCAAGAATGGACGTCTGATATTAGTTCCTAAGATTTGATCATAAACAGTAGAAGTTCCAGCAGGAACTAAAACACCTTCAACACTAGCTACAGCTCCTTGGATTGCTCCACGAGTTGACGCGTCGTTTAAGTATTTCCAGTCAGTCTTATAGAAGTCGTAAGATCCACGTCTGAAACCAGAGAAACCTAAGTTCAATGCCATGTCTTCAGAGTTTTCAAATACACCGTAAGAACTACCACCTGCATAAACACCACCAGAAGCAGCACCTACACCAGCTAACATATCATCAAAGTCTAAAGATGTTTGTCTGTTTAAGAATAACATGTTTTCTTCAATTGCACCTTGTGTATCTAAGTTTTTCAAGATCTCATCAAAAGTAGCTAAACCACCTGCAGCAGTAAACCCTACGTTTGTATTACCTCTATCTTTGATAGCAGCAAATAAACCTTGCGTTCCTTTAACAGCAGCTGTACTAGTACCACCTTTTAATTCTCCTTCAACTACAGCCATTTCTAAGTAATCTTCGAAACGTAATCTAGTTTCAGATTCAGCTTTCAAATACCATAAGTATCCTCCAGTTCCATCTTCAGTAGCAACTTCAACCCATCCAATCTGAGCCATATCAGAACCAGATACAACAAATTTGTTTCTAATAATGATAGGTGAATTAGAGAATTGTGTGAAAGAAGGGTTTACTGTTTTGTAACCTGTAGCATCTGCAATTCCAGTAGAGTTAGTAACAGATACTCCTTTGTCATATTCAGAACCGTATACAAAAATCTTTAACCCAGTAAGAGCAAGACCAGTTAAATCAGCTTGAGTATAAGGTGTAACTGTAATCTGCGCTTTGCCTGCAGCGGTAGAAGAACCTGTAACTAAAGCTTTTAACTCAACTCCAGCAGGATCTAATATTACAATAGTTTGATTAGCAGAAATAACATTTTCTACGAAGTTTTTTCCAACTCCACCTACAGTAAATTCTAATATATTAGAAGCAACGCCTGCAGCGTTTATTTCTACATCATTGTAAGCTACGTGTAATCTATTTTGTTCAGACCAAATTACTTGATCAGAAGACATTGGCATTTCAGCTCCAACCATACGTAAGAATCCAGATAAAGTTCTGTTTCCATAACGCTCTACTTCTTGTTCGTAGATCTCAGGTAAATACTGTTGTGCAAAAGTGTCAGAATCTCCAGTACCTGTTCCTCCGTTGAAAGAAAGGTAGTTAGATTCTAATAATTGTTGTTTTTGACTCGGTTTAATTGAACCGAATGTTGGTGTTACTGCCATAATTCTTGTTTTTAAATTTTAATTCTTTTTATACTCAATTTAGAAGAGTCTCTTCCGTCTTGGCCTAGTACCTTTGCTTTAATACCATTAACAAATCCATTTTTCTGAGCTGGTTGTCTAACATCCAAGCTAGGATTTTTAGAGCTACTAACAATCTGTTTGGTAGCGTCTGATTTTCCTTGTTCATAGAAATGATTAATGATTGTATCAGCATTGGAAGCCATATATAGCGCTTTGTGATAACCTTTCTCGTCTATTACATTACCTTTCTTGTCTAGGAACTTCCCTACAAAATTGTTAATATTAGATTGGTCTTCTGCTACTTTACCTGGATCTTGTACTCCATACCTAAATTTTCTCCCACTAACGTTGAAATCAAAACCTTTGAAATCGTCGGAAAAATATTTATTAGTTTTGGATTTAAAGTCTAAGTGTTGTTGCTCAGCTACTTTCTGGTCCTGATTATATCGATCGAAGAAGTCAGTTGCTTTCTGTTGCTTTTGAGTTACGCCGGGTCTCAACTTGATTTCGTCGTAGTATTTACTCTTTGTTTGCTCTAGAAAGGTTCTAGCCTCTGCAATCTCTTCTTTAATTGCTAGTTTCTTAAATCTAACGTCTCTTTCATCATCAAGCTCTTCATCGTAGGAGAATTTATCCTCCATTAAAAAAGAGATCTCATCAGCGTTGAGATGCGGCTTAGATTTTTTATAGTATTCTTTTAACAATGTGTTATCATCGACGGAAGAATAATCCGCGTTTAATCTTACGTAATCCTCAATATTACCACCTGTTTCGTTCATAAAAGAAACTAGTTTCTCTATGTTCTCAGGTAGTACTGCCGTTTCAGCTGTAATTTCCTCTGGCTCAAATTCAGTTGTCTGAACTTCTCCAATCATTGTAGGTTCTTCTTCAAGCTCTTCTGCTTTCTCTACAATTACTTCTTCTACAATCTCTTCTAGAATCGGTTTAACTTCTTCTTCTACAACCACTTTAGTTGGTTCGTCGCTAGGAATAACAACTTTAGTAGTTTCTTCAACTGGCTTAGATAAGTCTACCTTGATAGGTTCTCCAGAGTTTTTGTTGAATTTTTTCATTTTAGGTTTTGACTTTATTTTAAAGTCTCCTTCCTGTTTTGTTTCTGACATGATATAATATGATTAAATAATTAATAAATACTAGCTAGGTCCAAACTGTTCTAGTCCAAACCCATCTAAATTATCGTTTCCAGCAGACTCAAAGTTTTTTGGTAATAGATCATTCTGTCTTTGGTCTATAAGCTCTGATTGCTGGGTTCCTTGTATTTTTACTCTTTTGTCTTTACGGTCTTCCATTTCTTTTTCCTTAGAAGCTTCCGATTGTATTTTAGCTTGAGCTAACTGCATTTGGTAGTTAAACTCTTCAGCCATTAACTCTCTTTTGATTTGAGCTTCTGTCTGCATTCTTTGTATCTCAAATTGAGATTTAGCTTGTTCTATACTAACTTTCTCTTGAGTTAAAGCTTGTTGTTTTTGCACTTCAAACATAGCTGCTTTTTCCGCAGACTCAGCGTTGGCTTGTGCCTGAGCTTGAATGTTTTGTTGTTGAGCTGCTTGTTCTCTTTCAATTTTCTGACCTTGTCTTAGTTTCAGGAATTGATTAGCTAGCTTGGTGTTTGTTATTTCCCTTATGTCAATAGCGTCTGATAAAGCAATAGCGCCTGTCTGTAAAGCCATTTGAACGTTTTGCTCTAGTAAAGCTTTTTCCTCTTGCTCTGGTTCCATTTGAAGGAATATACCAAAATCATGTAGTTGCAGGCTTCTTAATTCTATTAAAGTTTCTTTATTAAACTTGCTAATAGAGTTAGTTAATGCGTTTTCGGTTAATGGGTTTTGTATTAGATCAGCTACTTTTAAACTTATATTTTCACACATTCTAAGCGTGATATATAACAGCGAATCCATTAAGTGCTTAGTGGCTGTGTTAGAAGCGTTTACTGCTAGTTTTTGTAAGCCAACTAAAGCGTCTTTATCTGGAGCGCTTCCGTCCCTAGCTTCGTTCAACCCTGTTACGTCACGGATCATTTGCAGATAGTACTGATAAGTACCGATTAAACTTTGTATCTTAGCGTGGCCTGAAGATGTTGACAATTCTTGAATAGGTACTTTACCCGCATTCATACCTCCTTCTTGAGTCAGCGACCTACCAACTACAGATCCAGTCTGAAAATACATGTTTAATGCTTCTGCTGGATTATAATTAGTTCCGTTACCTAGATCAACTTCAGCTAAACCATCCATATCCAAGAAAACTCCGTCAGGAACTATTCTAGACATAACTTGTTGTAGCTTAAGGTGGGTAAGCTGTATCATATCTGCGAATCCAGTTATTCTACTAACTATAGACTCTATACGTCCTTTGTACATTTTAGGAGCTGTAATACAGTAGTTCATCTCTACTTTAGTGGTATCAGCTACTGGCCTAGTCATATTCTCAGCCATCTTCCACTCCAGCATGAAGTTATTACCTAATACTTTTGCTCCTGTGTATAAAACCTCTATAGTCCTATATACTCTGTCAAAGTTATCATTAGGTGGTGGATTAAATTCATCTGTTTTTTCTAATGCTTTTTCTAAACCTTGATCAGTTTTCTTTATCTTAAAAACCTGATTCATATAAGTCTTGTACTCAAAGTACATAACCTGGACAGTGTTTTCATCGTAATTACCCCAACCAGTTACGAATTGAGAATTACCTGGCATTTTCTGTATCTTCTCTAATTCTTCTTCAGGAAGATCTGGAAACTGCTTCTTAAGCTCTGGTATTGTTATAGCTTTTACTTCTCCAACGTAATATATATCTTCGAAGTTAGGATCCTCCGTGTACGAGTAAACCATATAAGCTGGATCGACGTAGTCAATTTTTATACCTTCTGTTTTGTCAAACCGTGTTTTACACGCAGCAATACCAAGTACTGTTAAATCAGCTGCTAATCTCTTTTTAGTTTGATCGTATTTATTGTACTCTAATACGTTATTTATAACTTCTTCTTCAGCTATTTCAACATTCTGCTTAAATGTCATTTGCATGTGAATATCTAACTCGTCTTTAGAGGATGGTAGCTCCACCATGTTCTGCGTCATGGACATATCTTCTCCAGTAACCTCCATTAATTGAGCCAACTCTTCTCTGTTAGCCATATCGCTTTCTATAGCTCTAGCGTAATCAGTTTTGTTTTTTATTGAAAAAGGATCTTGAGCAACCGTTGATATTTCGTAAGACTTATTACTCATTCCATTAGCTACGATGTCTACGAATTTAGAGATAACTGGAACAGGTGTCCAGTCTAAATTAAGATAAGACAAATCACCGTTGATGGATAATTCATCTTTATATTTTTGAACACTTTGCTCTCCGCGAGCGTATAATCTTAATTGATGAAAATTACTGTAACTTTGAACGTATCTGTTACCAGACCTACCTTCTTGAAACCATTCTCCTTCAATCGCTCTAGCGACTTGCTCACCGTACTCTAGGCTAGCTTTTACTTCGTCGCTAACCACTTGGCTAGGAAATGAACTATTAGTGTTAGTCTGTATCTTCATTTATTAAATAATTTTTGATGATGAACCGGTGTTATCATATTTTTTTATACCTAAGTTTATTGCCTTATATTCCTTCTTAGCTGTTGGTATGTATCTGTTCTTATTGCAAGCCATTAAAGCTAGTCCAGAGCTTATAGATGCATCGTGTTTTGTTCTATTGTTGATATTAAATCTAGCCCAATCTTCTAGCGTTCTTTGAAAGTACATATCACCAAACCCGTCCTTCGTAGAGCCAACGCTTGTATTTATGTATGTTTCAATAGCTGAAGCATGCGCTTGCTTGATATCCTCGCTGGAGTTAGGTATTCCTCCAATGTCTCTTTCTGTGATAGATAGTTTGTTCCAAACTTTATCAGGCCTATTCATTGAAAAACCTCTATAACCTCTTCTTTTGAAGTGATATAATAATCTAGGTTTATTGTTTTCGCATAACAAAGGCATTCCGTAAAACACACAAGCCATTAAAACGTCTTCAAAAAATATCTCAGCCGTCTGAGGTCTAGCTATATATTCTAAAAAGAAATGATTAGGTGGCACGTCTTCCATACTGAACTTAGTTAACCCGTGAAGAGATCCATTAGAACCTCTACCATCAACCGTACCTGATATATCATAGCTATCACAACCAAACGCTCCACAGTGATCGTTGCCTGGATACTTTGTTCCATTCTTTACTATTACACGATTCTGTAGATTATAAGGTGGAACCCAAGATATTCTGAAGTTACCGTCTTTATTTGGCATAAACATAACTTTAGAATCTCTAACTCCGTTTTCCCATTGGAAACTACCAATAGTAACAGAAGCTATGTTATTGAGGTCAGCATTGTGATCTATTTGCTCGTATATTTTAGTTAGATTAAATAAAGATTCTTTAGCTTCATCTCTAAAAGCGTGTTCAGTAGTTCTAGGAAACTGTCTGTAGAATTCGTTTAAACCATCTTGGTCATCTTTTAATCCTTCTACTTCATTTTTCCAGTACTCTAATACACCTATTTTTATTTCATCACCAAAAGCATCTACTACTTTTTCTTTCGGGTTTTCGAATACAGGAAATCCATAAGAATCAATGTATCCTTCGTAATTCCATTCCATAGGTATGAACAAAGAATATAGTCCTGAGCTAGTCTGCCCGTTGCTGTTTCTTTTAGTGACATCTGAATTGTTATATAGTTTTTTAAAATTAGCACCACCTTTATCTAAAGCGTTTGAGGTTGAACCCATCATACACTTTCCAATAATTCTAGAACCTAATCTTAGACACGTTTTTGTAACTCGCCAGTTATTTAATATGTTGTTTGGTCTTTCCCACTTTCCACTCTCGTCGTGTACTAGTAGTCTTAGTTTTTCTCCATCGTATGCGTTATCACCGGTGTTTTTCCAATCGACGGTGGTATCAAGACCGTCAAGACTCTCGGGCCTAACGGTTTCGGTGATGGATCTTCTTGTAAGCTTTGACGCGGGGACACGATAGGCAATCTCCGTTTTGGGCCTGTCCATACCGTCTTGTATCGGTTTGAAGAAGAACGGGTAATTAACGCTGATAGGTACCACTTTATCTGTGAACATTTTCTTTGCATCGGCTCCAGATTTGGACAGAATTCCAAACCGTGCGTCGGACGATATTGTTGCCATGTTAACGGTCTCAGCTGAAGCCATGAACGAAAAACCTGACCTTCTGTTCTTGAGATATGACATTCCATAACAACGGCCGTCTGCTTTGCAAGCTTCCCAGAATATGAAGAATAATCTGTTTGATTCTCTAAAGTCTGGCTTCCCAATATCAATCTTGGAGTACTGCAGGTAGACAAAATGAGTACCAGTAATATAAGTAGGCTTGTCCTTGTTAACAAACCAAAAACCTTGTTCTCTTCTTTTAAACTCTTGATCAATAAATTCATACCATTCTTCTTTAAAGTCTTCTTTATAATTCTTCCAATCAAAAATGGTTTTTATCCCCTTGAGCTCTTTAGGATATTCCTGAGCCATCCATTTATTTCCCTCAAAAGTAACAACGTCATTTTCTAGAGGTAAAGCTATTTTAAGATTTTGTATCTCATATACTTCACCGACTTCACCAGTCTTGCTGATGACAACCATGTCGTGTTCTTCGTTGTACCCATACTCCCATTTCTTATGCTTGTTCTTTTTCTTTAAGACGCTAGATTTTATATGGTTAGGTACTATTCTGTATAAACTCTGCTTATACATTACTTAGATCTTCCTTCTGCAAAACCACTGAAAGCTTTTTTCTCTTTCTTTTCTTTTGGTTTCTCGTTCAACAAGTCTTCTTCCTCTTCAATACGTTTTAATATTTCAAATGCATCAAAGATAGCAAGCTTTTTTGTAGCAGCTGCGTTTTTCAGTCTATCAGCTGAGATATCCTCTCCTCCGTCGACTATTGCTTCTTTAGCTACTTTAATCAGTTCTTGAACTGCCGCTTGCCCAGCTTGGATTATACTTAGTTTCGTTTCCTTCGTATTCATATTTAATTACAATATCATTTGATTTCATACAGTACAATCTCTCGTTATCTATTACAAATTCAAACTCACCATTAGGAGTGTAACCAATTAGATCACCAGGATTGATTCCTATAGCTTCTAAGGAACTATTACCGTATTTCAGTATTCCTATAAGCTTTCTTTCTTTATCTGCCGTTAAATCGTCATTATCTAAAATAGGATTTATAAAGCATCGATCTCCAAAAGCGTTCCACTTACCATCTTGTTTATATAAATAAACTTGGTCTATATCACAGAAAAACTTATCATCGATAAATTTTGATCTGCTATCTTTTTGATTGCCTCTAATATCATAGAATCTTCTAAAGACGTTGTGATGTATCACTATAGTGTCACCTTTACGTATCTTAGTAGTAAAAGCTTTAGGTACCTCAAGTACAATTGCTTCGTTACTAATTGATTTCCACGATTCTATACGACTGTTAGTTATAAGGGTTTTTTTACCAACTTTAACCTCGTTGTCATATCTTTTATTTACAGGCTTTACAATAAAGCTGAATAAACTTTGCATTAATACGCTAGATCGTATTCGACAGATACTGCCATGTTAGAATTAA